AAAAAAACTTGACAGGAAAGTTTTCTTTGTGTATGGTGGAACAACTACAGATACGAGGGAAAAGATTCGTGCAATTACTGAACTTGAAAAAGATGCAATCATTGTGGCCTCATATGGTACTTTTTCTACAGGTATTAATATTAGGAATATCCACAATATCGTGTTCGCAAGTCCGTCAAAAAGTAGAGTACGAGTGCTCCAATCTATTGGTAGAGGGTTACGACAGACAGATGACAAGTCTAGAGTTAAACTCTTTGATGTGTCAGATAACGTATCCTATAAATCTAGACCCAACTTCACTTATAGACACTTTACACAACGACTAAATATATACAAGGAAGAAAAGTTTAATTACGATATTAATAGGATTAATTTATGAATCAATATGTTGTTAAATTATCAAATGGAGAAGATATAGTCTGTGAAGTAAATGAAGATTTAGGTTCACAACTAAAAATAAGTTCTCCTTTGAAAATGGATACTGTAGCCAGAACAACTAATAAAGGTGTTGTTGAATCTCTTTCTTTATGCAGATGGGTACAACCTTATTCAGATGAACAATATTTTAATATAGAAAAAATGTCTATAGTAGTAATGACGCCTGCGAGTGTTGGACTATGTAAATATTATGATTACGTTTTGCAAAATATAAATAAAGTGGTTAGAAACAAAACTCCGACAGTCAAAGAGTTAAAAAAGATTGAAGAAGAAGAAATGGACATAGAAGAAGATTTAGTATCTGATGAAGACTTAGAAGCAATACTAGATAACTTTAACACTAAGAAGACAATACATTAAGTATTATTCTGATGAGTCACAATAGTGATTATACACCATTATAGAATAATGTCAACCCCAAATCAAAATAAATAAAATTAAATTCCACCTTGACAAAAGTACCAAATAATACTATAATAAGTACATAGATTGAAAAAGGAATTACTAATGGCAAGAACTAAGATAAAAGGCGTTCACTATGTGGACAACAAGAAGTTTCATGAAGCCATGGTGGCTTGGAAAGAAAAATGTAAAGATGCAGAAGAAGCTGGAGATGATCTTCCACGAATTACTGACTACATCGGCTCATGTTTTCTGAAGATTGCAAATGGTCTTTCGTACAGACCAAACTTCATAAACTATACTTATAAACAAGAAATGATTTCAGATGGTATTGAGAACTGTTTACAATACATTAAAAACTTCAACCCAGAGAAATCCAAGAATCCGTTTGCATATTTTACACAAATAATATACTATGCATTTATTCGTAGAATACAAAAAGAAAAGAAACAAACTCATGTCAAACACAGAATGATTGAGAAACAAGAATTTGTTCCTTATGTAACTATGGAAGGCGACAGTACAAATTATTCAGTAGGAGGATTTGATGTTAATATTATGGTGCCTGAAGAAGCTGTATACAAACCTAAGAAAAAAGAAACTGAAAAGACCTCTAAGGGCTTAGAAAACTTTATGGAATAAACTATTGAAAATTGCGATAATTACTGATACTCATTTCGGTGCAAGAAATGATAATATGAACTTCAACGAATACTTCTTCAGATTTTACGAAGAACAATTCTTTCCTTATCTAAAAGAACACAATATAAAACATTGTATTCATATGGGTGATATTATGGACAGACGTAAATTCTTGTCTTATAGAATTGCAAAAGACTTTCGTGAAAGATTCATAGAACGATTTGCTGAACTAGGTGTAGAACTTCATGTTATGGTGGGAAACCACGATACTTACTTTAAAAATACAAATGAAGTAAATGCTGTTACAGAGTTATTAGGTAACAGATATGAAAACATTCACATATATCCAGAGACAAAAGAAGTAACATTTGATAACTTAAATGTATTATTTGTGCCGTGGATTAATGCATCTAATCATGCAAGTACAATGAAGGCCTTAGAAACTTCAAGAGCAGAAATATGTATGGGTCATCTTGAGATTGCTGGTTTTGAAATGATACGAGGTATGAAGAACGAACATGGATATGATAAATCTCTCTTTACAAAATTTGATACTGTTTTTAGTGGGCATTTCCATCATAAATCAGATGATGGTCACATCTATTATTTGGGGAGTCCATACGAGTTTTATTGGAATGATTGTGATGATAAGAAAGGATTTCATATTCTCGATACAGAGAGTAGGAGCCTGGATAGAATAATCAATCCAAGAACTATTCATAAGAAAATATTCTATGATGATACTCAATCAGATTATACACAACACGACTTGACACAATACAAAGACAATTATGTTAAAGTTATTGTTGTGAATAAGAAAGATTTGTATCAGTTCGACCAGTTTATTGATAGATTGTTAAAAACAGATAGCCATGAAGTAAAGATCATAGAAGACTTTTCTGACTTAGATGCAAACACAGTATCAGATGATATAGTGCAAAACACACAAGACACAATGACACTTTTGAATATGTACATAGATGAGTTAGACGTTACCTTAGATAAAAGTAGACTTAAAAATGTACAACGAGAACTATACACAGAAGCCCAGGATTTAGAGATTTGATTAATTTTAAGTATGTTAGATGGAAGAACTTTCTGTCAACTGGAAACCAACCAACAGAAATACAACTAGATAAAAACCCTACCACTCTTATCATTGGTGAGAATGGTGCTGGTAAATCTACTGTATTAGATGCACTTTGTTTTGGATTATTTGGTAAACCATTTCGTACCATTAGTAAAAACCAGTTAGTAAATTCTATTAACAATGGTTCAACTGTGGTAGAGATAGAATTTACTATTGGTTCAGTAGAATATAAAGTTGTTCGTTGTATTAAACCTAACAAGTTTGAGATTTACCAAAATGGTAAAATGATGAACCAAGAGGCTAATGTTCGTGACTATCAAAAGATACTCGAACAGAATATTCTTAAACTAAACTATGGTTCATTTACACAAGTTGTAATACTTGGTAGTTCTACCTTTATACCTTTCATGCAATTGAAGGCTAGACATAGACGAGAAGTAGTTGAAGAAATTTTAGATATAAAAATCTTTTCTACTATGAACTTAATTCTAAAAGGTAAACTCAAAACTGTACTAGAAGATATTCGTGATATAGATTATCAGTATGACTTAGCATCTGAAAAGATTGGTTTACAAGAAAATCTAATCGCAGACCTACAACAGAACAAAGATAAAATTGTTAAACAGAAACAAGAAACAGTTGATTTAAATAAAAAAGAAGTAACTAATAGAGTCGAAGAAAAGAACAAAATAGAGAAACAAAATGAAATCTTGTTATCTAGTATTTCTGATAAAGACAAGATAGAAAATAAACATTCTAAGTTAAAAGAGTTTAGAGCTACTTTAAATGAGAAACATAAATCTCATACGTCTATGATAAACTTCTTTGAGAGTAACGAAGACTGTCCAACTTGTCAACAACATATTGACGAAGTGTTTAAAGAAACTATGATTACATCTAAGAAGACAGACATCAATCAATTAGACACAGGCCTTTCAAAGTTAAAAACAGAGATGACATCTGTAAATACTTTAGTTAATAACATCAAACATACTACAGAAGAAATAAGAGAAAATACAGTAAACCTTGCAAAGATCAATACTTCTATCAAAGAGTTAGAGAAGTTTAATGTTAAGTTACAGACAGAGATAGATCAATACACTAAAGATGGTGTTGGTCAAAGTGATACAGATAGACTAAGAGAGTTAAAAGATATATCATTAGAGATAGGTAAACGTAGAACTAAACTAAGAGAAGACAAAGTTTACTATGAAGCTGCAAGAAGTATGTTAATGGATACTGGAATCAAGACTAAGATAATCAAACAGTATTTACCTATAATGAATAAACTTATTAATAAGTACTTGACTTCTATGGAATTTTATGTTAACTTTACTCTAGATGAAAACTTTGAGGAAACTATTAAATCTCGATATAGAGATGAGTTTTCTTATGCATCATTTAGTGAGGGAGAGAAAATGCGAATTGATCTTGCATTACTCTTTACTTGGAGAGCTATCGCAAAGATGAAAAACTCTACAAATTGTAATCTACTTATGTTAGATGAGATATTTGATAGTTCATTAGATGGTACTGGAACAGACGAGTTCCTAAAAATATTGAATACATTGAGTGGAGAAAATGTATTTGTAATAAGTCATAAACAAGATGCACTCGCTGACAAGTTCAGAGAAACCATCAGATTTGAAAAGATAAGGAATTTTAGTCATGTTGCTACTTAATGGGTAAAAGAAGTGATTTTGAAAGAGTCGAGAGGGATTTTTATCCTACACCTTGGCAAGCAGTAGAACCTCTTGTTCCACATTTACCAGAGGAGTTTGCATTTGCAGAACCTTGTGCTGGTGATGGTGCATTAGTAAATCATATTGAAACTTTGAAGGAAGGTGGTTGGTGTTCTTGGGCATCAGATATTGAACCACAGAAAAAAAGTATTATTAACAAACACTTTAGAGATTTAGGTGAACATGAGTTTTTAGAAGCTGATTACATTATTACAAATCCGCCTTGGGATAGAAAACTATTACATCCTATGATTGAATACTTTACTGCATTTAGACCTACATGGTTATTGTTTGATGCTGATTGGATACATACTAAACAGAGTGTTCAATATCTACCACTATTAAAAAAGATAGTAAGTATTGGTAGAGTGCAATGGATTCCAGATAGTAAATCTACAGGCAAAGATAATTGTTGTTGGTATTTGTTTAGTAAGGGTGATTCGCAACTAATTCAATTCGTAGGTCGCAAACCCTAAAATCGTGATAGTAAGCCCTTGATTCTAAAGGGTTTTTTCGACCCCTTGACAATGCTCTTTTTATGTGGTATTCTATATACATAATAGAGAAAGAGGTTTTACATGAAAGATTTATCATTACTTGCAAAGTTACTTGCTGAAGAAGATATCCATGTAGTCCATAGAAAACAACCAACTGCAATGTTTGACGTTTTGAATAGAGAACTATCGCTTCCAATCTGGAAAGATATGTCTAAAGTTGTTCAAGACTTATTTACATTACATGAAGTTGGTCATGCTTTGTGGACTCCATTAGAGATGATGAAAAAAGTTAAAGAAGAAAATATTTCACATTCAGTTGTCAATGTTTTAGAAGATGTTCGTATTGAGAAAGCTGTTCAACTCAAATATAGAGGTGCAGTAAAGATTTTCAATAGTGCATATCAAGAATTACTTAATGGTAATTTCTTTGAAACTGTCGGTAAAGATATTTCAAACTACAATCTTATTGATAGAATTAATCTTCACTTTAAACATCATACTGATGTTCCATTTTCTGCTGAAGAAATGGTCTGGGTAGAAAAATCAAACAAAACAATTACGCCAGATGATGTAATTGAACTTGCAAAAGAACTTGTTGATTTCATTAAAGAAAACCCAGATAGTCAAGGTAAAACACCAGATAGTGAGGGTTCAGAGGTTGCTGAGATGGGTAATGCACCTATGAGTACTGATGACAACCAAGACGAAGATTCTGTTGAAAATCAAGAGTATGAGATGCCTGGTGATTCTGATTCAGAAGAATCAGAGGAAACTTCAGAAGAAGAAAAGTCTGGTGGTTCTAAGGAGTCTGATGAAAAGTCAGAGGAAACTGACGAAAAATCTGATGATGTTGGTTCAGAAGAATCAGAAGAAACTGATGGTGAGAAGTCAGAGTCAAAAGAAAGTACTGTAGATAGAGCCGATGGTGGTTCTGATGGTAATTCTGATATGACTATTACTGCTGCTACTGATACTGCTTCTAGAAAAAATGCAGAGAGTATGTTAGACCATACTGCTCCAAACTATGAGTATGCTTCAATTCCAAAAGTTGATATGAAAAAAGTTATTATTCCAACTACTGAAATTCTTGACATTTTTAAAGAACACTATCTTGACCAGAAAAAAAATGATGGTGATACATATTGGAATAAAACTCTTGAAGAATTAAACAAGACAAAATCAGATAGTAAAAAAGCAGTATCTTATATGGTCAAAGAATTTGAGATGAAGAAATCTGCTGATGCATATGCGAGATCGTCTACTGCAAAAACTGGAACTCTTGATATGGGTAAGTTACACACTTACAAATATAATGATGATCTATTTGCAAAAGTTACTACGTTGCCTGGTGCAAAAAATCATGGATTGGTATTGTTCTTAGATTGGTCTGGTTCAATGTCTACTAACTTAGTTGGTACTATGAATCAGTTATTCAACATTGTTTGGTTTTGTAACAGAACTCAAATTCCTTTTGAGGTTTATGGTTTTACAAATATCTTTAAAAAAGATGGTACATATGGTAGAAATACTGATGGACTTGTTCAAAACTTTAAGTCTGGTGATTTAGTATTAGATGTCAATTTGTTAAACTTCTTTTCAAGTAAAATGAAAATTCAACAACAAAACGATATGATGCATTATCTTTATATGCTTGCGAATAGATGGAATCGTAGAGATTGGAGAACTGATGGTTATCCTTATCAAGAGCCTAAATGTTTGTCACTTGGTTCGACTCCATTAAATGATGCAATTATTTGTGCAATGGATTTACTTCCTGCTTTCAAGAAATCAAATGGTGTTCAGAAAATGCATACTGTATTTCTTACTGATGGTGCAAGTAATCCTATTAGAAATAGATATGTTGTTTATTCAAAAGATGGTCATGTATCTAATGATAAACAGTCTATTGGATATGGAAAAGAAATCTTTACTGATCCAACTACTGGAAATAAAGTAAACAGAATTGACTTTGGTAATGGTCGTGAGTATCAAACTAAAATGTTACTTTCACTTTTAAAGAAAAAAATGCCTGATATGAATATCGTAAACTTCTTTGTCGCTGGTAGTGGTCGAAGTGGTAAAATCAGTTATGATGATCTTAGAAGTGTAATTGATTGGGATATGTGTCAGTCGCATCATGAAATGCAAAACATGGTTAAAAAGTGTAATACAGATAATGTTTTGATTGTTCCTAAAGGACAAGGTTTTGATGTTACTTATATCTTGCCTGGACTTTCTAAATTGGATATGAGTACTGAACTTGATTTAGAAGATGGAGTTACCTATAATAAAGGTCAGTTAAAAAGAGCCTTTGGTAAAATGTCAAATGGTAAAACTGCAAATAGACCATTACTTAATAACTTTATTAAGATGGTTGCTTAAATGAAGGGTGATTCGCAACAGTTCAGAATCACCAAAAACCCCTACTATAAAATGTCAAGTAAAAACAAGGACTTAGGTGTCCAACTTGACAAACACAAAAAATAGTGTTAATATAAGTTATAAAATGATGATGAAAACTTTGAGAGGAAAAATACAATGATGACATTTTCGCCACAAAAACAGAAGTTCGTAGATTCTGCAACTGATTTATTCGGTGCTGGGTCTGTTCTTAATAACAAACAAGTAGAGGATGCTTCATATTCTGCTGGTATTCCAAAAGCTGGTTGGTTCAAAAAACAGTTTAAGATTGGTTACAATCAGTTCAAACTTCCTAATGGGGAGTCTGTTCCGTCAACAATCATAAATACTACAGAAGATACTGCGAGTAATACTGTGAGTTTGATTGCGACTAATATGGAAAAACAAAACCTAGTGCCTGCACCTTTTGAGGGATTTGTGCCTTGGGGTCACTTCAAGGACATTAAACAAGTTGTAAAGTCTGGTATGTTCTATCCAGTTTTTGTGACTGGATTGTCTGGTAATGGTAAAACATTAATGATCGAACAGATTCATGCTGACATGAATAAAGAGTTGATTAGGGTTAATATCACAATCGAAACTGATGAAGACGATTTACTTGGTGGTTTCAGATTGGTTAATGGAGAAACTAAGTTTGTTCCTGGGCCAGTTATTGAGGCAATGGAAAGAGGTTGTACTCTTTTACTTGACGAGTGTGATTTAGGTTCAAACAAGTTAATGTGTTTGCAGCCTGTTCTTGAGGGTAAAGGTGTTTACTTGAAAAAAGTTAACAAGTGGATTACTCCTAAAGATGGTTTTAATGTGATGGCGACTGCCAACACTAAAGGTAAAGGTTCTGAAGATGGTAGATTCATTGGAACTAATATTTTGAATGAAGCATTTCTTGAGAGATTTGCAATCACTATTGAACAACCATATGCTGCCGCTGCAGTAGAAAAAAAGATTGTTTTAGGTTCTATGAAAAAGTATGGAACTGTAGATGAAGACTTTGCAACTAACTTAGTTACTTGGTCTGAAGTTATCAGAAAGACTTTCTATGATGGTGGTGTAGATGAATTGATCTCTACTAGAAGACTTGACCATATTGTAAAAGCCTTTGCAATCTTTGGTGATAAGATGAAGTCTATTCAGATGTGTGTTGCAAGATTTGATGATGACACTAAAGAGTCTTTCATGGACTTATACACCAAGATTGATGCTGGTGTAAATCCATTAGAGGAAGTTACAGATATTCCAACTGTAAAACAAAATCCATTAGAAGAACCTAATTTCTAGGTTCTTTAAAAAAAATTATGTAAAGGGGTTGTAATCTATGGTTACAATCCTTATATATAATAGAGACAATGCCATTAAGGGTTGTCTATGACCATTTCAGAAACTAAAATCTCATAAAGTTTATGGGGGCTCTGGTGGTCAACTAAAATATATCTTGCTTTTAAAGGAGAAACAAAATGGTAAGAACTAAACTAAGTCTATTCGACAACTTTAATCAACTAACACCATATGCCGTAGGGTTTGACAGACAGTTTAATCGTCTAAACGATTACATAACTCATCAACAAACCTCTACCAATTTCCCACCATACAATATTCAAAAGGTAAAAGACTTTACCTATGAGATTGAAATGGCTCTTGCTGGATTCAGTAAAGAGGATATTGAAATTGAAGTTGCACAAGGTGTACTTGCAATTCGTTCAGTAAAAGAAACTGACTCGGAGACAAATGATGAATGGACTATACATAGAGGAATTTCTTATAGGAAGTTTAATCGAAAGTTTACACTTGCAGATGACATTGTTGTCAATGATGCAAAGCTTGAGAATGGACTTTTGACTATTACTTTGGAACAAATAGTTCCAGAGGAAAAGAAACCAAAACTCATCACAATAAAATAAAATAAAAGTGAAAGTGGGGTTGACAAAACCTCACTTTCATGTCATAATACGTTATCAAATTAATTAATAGGAGAATTATATTATGGGAATTAAAATATTTGACCTTCCACCTAATGGTCTAAAAGATGGTGCAATTGCTGCTGCAAATAATGTACAATCTATTTCAACACAAAACGAGGTACTTTCTAGAAATGTAGAAAAAGATGGAACAGAAACTAAAGTTACTAATGCTGAAACAAAAGTAACATACACTAAAGATAATCCAGGCCCACCAGTCAGAAGTGAAATTATTACAGAACAAACTTCTCCAGATGATCCACCAATTAGAAAATTTGTTACATATGATGAATCAGATAATGTAGTATCTTCAGACCCAGAAGGTTCAGAAGAATTTAATGCCCAAGTTGGTGATGAAAATCAAATCAAAGCATCAATGAAAACTAAAATGGCATTACATATGTTAAGAGTGGAACTCCCATCAGCAGTAATTGAAGAAATCAATTCACATATTGATGAAAGTATAGTACCAGATGGAGAAGATGCAAGTGGTGGTTTAGTTGGTCAAATTAAACAGAATGATAAATCAGCACAACTTAAATTTGATTTAAATGATGAAGTTGGTAAATTAGTTAAACAACAACTAGATAGAGCTGGTATGTCTTTTGTAAAAAAAGGTTATGACAGAGATGTAACTGCTGATGCATTTAGTGCATGGGTAGTAAACAGTTATGCTGGTGATTACAATCCATTACATAGTCATGGTGTAAAAACACAAGCTGGTCTTTCTGCAATTCTATATCTTAAAGTTCCAGAACAAATTAAAAATGCTCCAGACCCATCTGAAGAAAGTCTTTCTTTAAATGAGTCAAGTGGAACTGTAGATGGATTCACATACTTTACTTGGGGTGATGGAGATAATCAAGATGTAAGTAGGTTCAAACCTATTACTGAAGAATATGTAAAACCAGAAGTTGGAACTATGTTAATATTTCCAAATTGGTTGAGACATTCTGTTATGCC